AAACTCGAACAGGAGAAGGAAGCTCTTGAAAAGGAAAAGGAAGAACTTGAAGAAAAGGTTCAGGAGCTTGAGGAAGTAATAAAAGAATTGGAGGGAGAAAAATAATGTCAAATAAGGCACCAAACCAAGTAAATAATCAGGTACCCGATCAAATACCTAAGCAGGCAAATCAAAGTAATGAATTGGCTCTTATTAAAAAAGGTGTTGTGGATGTAGTTGGACAAAAGGTCCAGGAATTTGTCTCAAAAGGTGAGCTTCATCTGCCACCAAACTATTCAGTTGAAAATGCTATGAAATCAGCATGGCTGATCCTGCAGAATACATTTGATAAGGACAAAAGACCCGTACTTCAGGTTTGTACCCGTGACAGCATTGCAAATTCTCTGCTTGATATGGCAGTACAGGGTTTGAATCCGGCAAAGAAACAGGGATATTTCATCGCATACGGCAAACAGCTTGTATTCCAAAGATCGTATTTTGGAACTATGGCGGTAACTAAAAGGGTAGCCGGTGCAAAGGACATTTTCGCTGAGGTAATATACAAAGACGACGAGTTCGAATACGAAATCAAGAATGGGAACAAATACATAACTAAGCATGTACAGAAGATTGAAAATGTTGACCCGAACAATATCATAGCTGCATACTGCACTATCATATTTGACGATGGCAGGCAGTTCACGGACGTAATGACTTGGGAAGAAATACAGAAAGCCTGGTCAAAGTCAAAGATGAACCCTGAAAAGGAGGGTTCTACACACAAGGAATTCCCACAGGAAATGGCCCGGAAAACAGTTATTAATCGTACTTGCAAGCGATACCTGAACAGTTCTGACGATGGAAGTCTGCTTATGCACCATATCAATCGTGAAGATGAAGCTATTGCAGAGGCAGAAATTGAAGCTGAAATCGAAGAAAATGCCAACAAGGAGCTTTTAGACATCGAGGATAGCAATGTCATAGAAGGTGAAATCGTAAATGCCACCGAAGCCGAGGACAAGCCTAATAAACCTAATAAAGCTGAAGCCGAACAGATAAGGATGGATGGTGAACCGTATTGAGTTGGACTAAATTAGAACCATTAAAAGGTGGAAGAACTGTTGGTTGTTTAAATTGCGGTTATAAACCCGAGGTTGCACCGCTGAACAAGAGAATAGCAGTTGGTTTTGGAATAGCCTGTTTGACAAAAAACGGTATCGTTGTTTGGGAAGAAGGGAATAAGGACTGGAACGAATGTATAACCGTTGCTCAAGCTGAAGAAATTGCTGCAAAAGACCCTGATAATGATTGGAGAATAGAATTACATGCACCGCTTTCAGACGCAATATATCAGCGACATGGTAAAAACAAATGGGTATTGGTTAAGGTCGGTCCGGGATTTGCATAAGGAGTTGTCGAATATGAAGCTAAAAGTCTTGTCCAGCGGCAGTCACGGTAATTGCTATATTATCTCCTCCCAGACAGGGTGCCTCGTCCTTGAGGCGGGGCTTCCCTGGAATAAAATCTTGCATGGATTGGACTATGATACCTCAAAGGTTATTGGTTGCTTAATTTCTCACTCACATATGGATCATGCTAAAGCAGCAAAAGAAGTTATGGCGGCTGGGATTGATACCTACATGAGCAAACAGACAGCAGAAACACTGGGCTTAAATTCACACCGGCTTTGTATATTGGAACCGAAGAAACAATGCAACATTGGAGATTTTATAATAATGCCGTTTGAAGCAGAACATGACGCAGATGGTGCATTGGGTTTTCTGATACAGAACAAAAAAACAGGAGAAAAGCTATTATACCTTACGGATAGTTACTACTGCAAATACAAATTCCGGGGTTTGAACTACATAATGATTGAATGCAATTATTGCAAGGACATTCTTGACCGGAACATTGAAGCCGGACTTATTGATGAAGCAATGAAAAGACGGTTACTTGAAAGCCATATGAGCCTTGAACACTGTAAGCAGTTTCTTAAAGCCAACGATTTAAGCCAATGCCAGAAAATTATACTCATTCATTTATCGGAAGGTAATTCGGACGAAAAACGAATGGTTCGAGAGATTGAACAGCTTACTGGGATTGAAACAGTGGCAGCAAGTGAAGGATTAGAAATCGAGTTAAATATGCTTCCTTACTAAGCAAAGGCAAGGCCTGGTGTTGTGTTAAGTATTGTGCAGTAATGGCAAAGCAATGCAGTGCATTGTAATGTGAAGCATTGTTATGTTCTGCAATGGTAACGTAAGGTGCTGTTTGGTACGGTCAAGAAATGGCGTTGCAGAGTTAAGTACCGTAATGTAGGGTATTTAACTTTGAAGGTGGATTAACTGCAAAAACACGTTTAGATAAATAGTAACCCTGCGTTAACTTTCAGGGTGGTTAGGAGGAGTGTGAATACTATGGCTAAAGTTTTATACAAAATCAACCGTAAACAAACAGGTGAGCCAACAGCGGAAGAAAAATGGCATGATGAAATGGCGTTGAAACACTATTTAAAATATTGCACCAGTGAAAAGTGTATTCGAGGGCCAGAGCATCAAAAGAAAGCAAACTGGCATGAAGGATTTTGTCTTGAATGCGTATTTAATCCTTACAACATGGAGGATGAGTAAGATGTCTGTCAAGTGTGATATGTGCGGAAGCATGACCAATAAATATTTTACAACCTATGCAGGAAAGATGGTGTTTGTAGCATGAAGAGGGAATGGGATTGTCCTGCAAAAAGCTGTCCAGATAGGACAGGTAAACTTGAAGAAATATGCAAAAGATGCCCAACTTACACTGAAAAGTATATAGATTGTTCTATGACTTACTGTGAAGCATTTCCAGAAGAATGTAACAAGGACAGCATACATTGCAAAAGATGTGCCAATTATGATGTTTGCTACTCATATTTATATCGCGTAAATGTGGGCGGCGGCGTGGTGGGAACACGCTGAGGATGAAAGGAGCCGATAGTTTGTATACAGTAACACGGAATTGCATTAATTGTGGAAAAGAATTTGAAACTCAACTAAAAGAAATTCGCCGTGGCAAAGGTAAATATTGCTCTTTGCGATGTGCAGGGCACGCAGGAGGTAAAGCTTTTCATGCTAAGTATGACATACGAGGTATGAACAATCCTAACTATAAAGATGGGAATTGGCAATCTCGCAAATATCAATACAAACTAAACTATCGCAGAAGATATCCAGAAGCAGCAAAGGCCCATGATATAGTAAGGAATGCTGTAAGACACGGTAGATTAATTAAGCAACCTTGCCATATATGTGGTTCAACTATCAATGTTCATGCACATCACGAAGATTATTCTAAACCACTCGATGTTATTTGGTTATGTGATACATGTCACAGAATAAGACATGGGGCGACCGGCTAATCAAATCCGGACCGCCCATTAAATTGAACCCATTGGCTCCGGGCCGATGACCATGGGACCGGTTGGCGGGAGGTCCGGGGCGTTTGTATAGATGATGAGTTATTGCAAAATATGCAACAGCTTTACTCAGCGGCTTGTGCCAGCCGGGGCCGCTGGGGAGGCTGGAAATGTAAGAAACCATGCAAAGGAGTGTTTGGTTTGAAAATACAAGAAAAGAAAATACGTATTGCAACCGTAGATAGATGCGTGATGTGCGGGGAAATTATTCCGGAAGGACGCCAGATTTGCTGGAAATGCAAGCACAAAACAGAATTAGAAGAAACAATCAATTGTAGACATTATGTGCCTGCATGGGCTGGGAACAAAACATCGGGCTCGCAACCGGATTTTTGCTTGAAGCATAGAGTTGTTTTGTGTGGGAAGTGTATAAAAGGTTGTAAAGAGCAGAACAAGTAAAGCGAGGTTGAGAAAGGATGATAAAAATAGAGGCGTATCAGTGCGAATACTGTACTAAGCACAGAAAAGGAACAGGAAAGCCTATTAGGATATATAGAAGGAGTATAGACACTCATTACCACGAAGCGGGGTGCTACTATAATCCACAAAATAGAACCTGTTTAACTTGCAAATATGGCGAATTTGAACGGTCAGACAATGGGTATGAATATCCACAATGTGAAGGGTACGACTACCCTGATAATTGCAAGGG